GTCTGATATAAGATCAACCATTGAACGGATGAGTTACCCTCATCTCAGTAAGTGATTTAATGATCTATATCACCTCATTATTTCAGTTCGGTTGACTTATCTAAACACTTCTTTCAGGTTTAGAATATCAACCAATGGGAATAATGAGTAATGATTACAGATAGTTAGTCAATTTCTGTAATAAGAAGTCCTCAGACGCTCAGACCCTTTGAAAAAGGTCTTAACCGGAGAGGCATCTTATATATAAAACAATTATGAAAACACAAAATCTAATAATAAAAAGGTTATTAGGTTTGCTTTTCAATAATCATTCTATAAGTAAGAAATTTATAACTACTGTGGAGAATATGAGAACCAAATCTGGTTTACCATTTACAATCAAGTATATGAAAGCCGTAAAGCTTCATATTACTAGATATATAAGTGGGAAACCTTTAATGGTTAACAGTTCTCTAGTTTCATTAAAAGAAGGTTTTCCAACTAAATTCCTTTATTTGAAGGAACTAATTGATAGTGGAAGCTATATAAACAAAAGATTTGTTCTTAGTTTATTAAGCTATACACGATCAATAGTTCCAACAAAAGAGGAATTTACCAAAGTTAAAGTTGATTGGAGTTCAATATCAAACCCTTATAAAGGGAAGAAGTATACTATACCTCTTCCTTTTATTAAAGGTTTTGTATATAAATACATGTTGAACTTCAAACCCGTTTGAGATGAAGATTTACACTATTTAAGTAATAAATCATCACCTCAAGGGAAATCAACTTTATTTGGGCCATTTGGGCTTTTCCAGATGATTCATTTTTATCCTAACATGTTGGAGAAATTCAACAAATTGTTAGGTGAAAATAAATTCGATAAAATGATCGGTAATTTCTGTAACATAATGTTAAGAGATCACCGAGCATTTAAATCTGGAAATTCCTTAAATGGTATTGGGAAAATCTCGATTGTTCATGATCCTGAGCTTAAAGAGCGTCCTATAGCAATGTTAGATTACTATAGTCAACTCCTCTTAAAGCCTATTCATGACGAACTTCTAAAGAAACTAAAGAAATTCCCCAGTGATAGGACTTTCACTCAAAATCCTTTCCACAAATGGAACAAATCTATGGGTAACAAATTCTGATCATTAGATCTTTCATCTGCTACAGATAGATTCCCCATAGACCTTCAAGAAAAGTTATTAGGAGTCATGATGAATGACACCGAAATGGCTTCTCTTTGAAGATCTATTCTTGTGGATAGGGATTATAAGCTTCCAAACGGTCAATCAATACGTTATAGTATTGGTCAACCTATGGGAGCTTATAGCTCATGAACAGCCTTTACACTTACACACCATCTTGTCGTACATTGAGCAGCAAAATTGTGTAAAATAGACAATTTTACTGATTATATACTTCTAGGTGATGATATCGTTATAAGAAACGATAAAGTCGCCCAAAAGTATATTACAATTATGACAAGACTAGGTGTAGACATTTCTATACCAAAAACACATGTATCTAAAAATACATATGAATTTGCTAAGAGATGAATACACCACGGTGTTGAGATTTCCGGGATACCTCTAAAAGGACTTGCAACAAACTGGGTAAATCTACCAATTGTTATAAAACAAATAGTAGAATATAACCAGAGATGTGCTCATCTTTTTAAAGGTACAACGGTCGATCTTATAGTATCTGTATACAAAGGTATTAAACTTGGAAATAGATATCAATCTAATTCAAGTTTAATTAAATTTGTAACAGATATTGTATTTGTAACAAGATATCAACTGAAGTTGGTAACTTATGAAGAGATAAGAAATTATCTTATTCACAAGATTCCAAATCCAGATGTTCTTGTTCCAAATGTAGATCGAATTCGCGATTTTACTCGCGGGATCTTGTGTTTAGGTTTGACTAAGATGGCTGAAAAATCAGGAAATGATCTTTCAGGGTATTATAATAAATTTATAAAGAATTTCCAGATTGGAGATTTCAATATAAAATTATTAAAATACCATCCCATCTTATTGGGTCTATTTAACAAGTCTATTCAAATGAAGAAGGATCTAATGAAACTTCGACAAATGGATGAACTTGATTTAATAGACTCAATGAGTCACATGAGATTAGAGCATAGTGATAAAATTGTAAGTACCTTCAGAAATACATCTGAAAGTATTGTACAATTTGATAAACTATGGAAAATGGCCTTTACAAGAACCAAAATCATTAATGAAGATAATTATCTTAACTTTAATGAAATTGAACTTGAAAGGTCATCTCTAAAACCATGAGAGTCTTATTACATTAACAGTATTGGGGAGCTTTGTGATAAATTAGAAGCTATAAAAGCTACTGATTTATCCGGTTTAAAGGAAGAGTATAATTTACACTTCCCTGAACCAGCTCCTCAACAAATGTTATGAATGTAACTTACCTAAAGAATGGTTATTAAGGTAAACCTTAATAATGGGACTTAGTCCCACGTTTGCTGTGCATGAAAATGCACG